ATATGATGTGAGATATTGTAATCTCACTTAATATTGATATATCAAATGTCTTGTCTTTTGAGAATTTGTCTTGAAGGTATCTAAAAGACGCCATCCCAAATTTTAGTCCAATAGTTTCGTTGTTAATAGTTATAGTAGTATAGTTCATAATTAAGCAGTAATGTCAATAGTACCGTTTGAAGTGATTGTACCAGAGAAGTTGATAAATTCAGTAGTTGATTGGTTAAGAGTCAAAGAAGTCAAATAGCCTTTGAATTGCTGATAATAAGCAGCACCAGCACTTGAACCAGAAACAACTGGGTTTTGTACTCTTACACTGATCTCTGTACCATTGTTAAATGCAGTAAGCAATGATGAATAGCTGATCTCTGAACCACCAGGAGCAGTTTCGCAAATTGCATCGAAATCAACAGTCATATTGGGCTTACCAATAGATGTGAAAGTACCGCAGTTTGTTTGCTCAACGGTAGAGTCAACTGTACCATTAACGCTTGATGTACGCAAACAGATGAGTGAAGCATAAGTTGAGCCACCAGCTACATCTATGTCTACGCTTTGTGTAGAACCTTGAATTTTTGCCATTTTTGTTTATTTTTGATTTACTAGATTTCTAATTGTTATTACTTTTCTTGCTATATAATTATCCCCATCCCACAAAGGTAAATAATTTGAACTTGTTCGAGCCATTGGGAATACGTAAAAGTCAGTATCACTGAACCCATTAATCTTCGTATCTGGAATCAAAATATTAAGTATTTGACCAGAAATATTATCGACTTGGCTTACGTTGTTATTTTTGTTTTGTTCGCTATAAATCTCAATTGTTACCTCAACCTCATTGTCAAAGCTATCATTGGTATTATTAGCTACCTCAACAATATTATTTATAATTACATATCTATCGGGAGTAGTTACAAATGGAGGCTGCCCATAAACGGGTACATTCTTACCATTGTAAGTAATATTGCCGTTTAAAGCATTAACATATATATCCCTTACGTTATTTGCACTATCCTTCATTATGCTTCTCTTTTCTTTCTTAAAAAGTCTCTTACGCGCTTTTGATATATTGGCCAATAAGCCAAAATACTTGGACGCATATAAGGCCTAGGGGGTAAATTAACCTTTTTAATTCCTTTACCTTTATATTTAGCAGCTAAATCAACCCAACCTTGCCTTTCTGGATTCACAAATAAATTACCCGTACCAAACTCAATATAAGCAGCATAGTCAGTCTGTGCAACAAATTGATAGCTAAGGAATTGATCCTTTTTAAAGGATATGCTATTTAGTAGCCTTCCCGTATCAACGGCACCTCTACTAGATAATATATTTTTAGCACTTCTAACCATGTCCTCACCAGTAGCCGCTAACTCACGATCAACCGTTGCGCTTGTTTCATCAACAGTTTGCTTGAGCTTGGTAAGCATTTTGTTGAACTTATAATCATTAACTTCTAAACGGAATCCGCTAGGCATTATACTATGAATACTTTTTTGTATTGATGATAGTTAAGGCCATCCCAATTAGGATATTGGCTAAGTAAAGAGGATTTGTCAGCGTTCATCTTTTTACCCCTATTCTCAAATTGCCATGAAGTCAAAGCAAGTATATCATTTGCCAAGTCCTCTGGAATTGAGCCATAACCGCACTGATATTGAACGTTAAAAATCCCTTGTGAATATAACCATAATTTGCCACCTATTACTTCGTAATCCTCATTTTTTACCAAAGTAGTGTAAGTATTTATTCCGGTCTTTATAGTAACAGTATCAACGCAAATTAAAGGGCCATAAGGCAAATCAACCATCCAAACGCCTGGAGCTATTCCAGTAGTTTGTAGATTGACTTTCAATAGCTTATTAACCAAAGCAATGCCGCTTATCTTCTCTAAATGCACCCTAGACGCACTAATCAAATCCTTTATAAGGCCATCTTCATCATTGTAATCTATCTTCATCCAATCTTTTGCATCGGGTAAGGAAACCGGCTCGACTACACCGTCAGCTAGTACCGTTATCCCGTTTATATATATCGCCATACTTACTTATATTTATTAACCATTTCTCTGAACCAGGCCTCAAACTCATCAAGCGCTTTTCGCGGGTCATGCTCTCTTGATCTCTCTTTTGCTTTTTTGGATGCTTCACTATATTTTTTGGCGTCATCCAGTTCAGTAATTGCCTTAACCCAGCTTTTAATATCATTCCGATCCTTTATAAATATGCCCGCTTTTCCACAGTTTTCGACCAACCCATCGGCCATTGTGCTTATAACGGGGATTCCGCTGCACATTGCCTCGGTTGCCGTTCTGCCCCAACTCTCATAATCGCTAGGCATTAATAGTATCCTTGTTTGCTTGTAATATTGCGCAATATCGGGCGTATTAGGCACTAATTTTAGATTTGGAAGGCTAGATGTCATTTGCTGATCATAGCTCCCCAAAACGCCTAAAAAACGCTTATTTGGCAATGCACGAGCAATCTCTTCAAATATCTTACCGCCTTTGTTCTCGTTCGTGTTAATCAGAGTAATATATTCATTCTTCGCTGGATCAATCTTTAGGTCGTAGTAACGATAGTCAACGGGAGGCGTTAGTATAAAGTTATCCCATTTGTATTGCAATTTGTCCCGCAACCAAAAAGAGTTATACACAATGTGTTGATTGGTGTTTGCTTCTACGATTTCGGGGTATAAATGGCTATTATGTATAAGATGAAATACTGGTTTTTTGTAAAGTTTTGCTGCACTAATAGTCCATCTTGTATAGTCCAAATGCGTTATGACGGCATCACTCCAACGCATTAAGTTCTCTATTACGTTCTCACTTGGAGGAAAAACATCAACGCCATCAAACACATAATTGTTTTTAATCTTGTATCTATTTGCTTGATGCAAAAGCACTCTAATATTATGCCCTTTGCTTTGCAAATGTTTGTGGATGTGATGTATCATCCATTCTGCGCCACAATTATGCTGAGGGGGATAAAGATGTATTGAAGCTACAATATTCATAGTATTTTATTTGCGGAACCATCAAAGATACTTGTATAATCTGCATGATGATTCCATAGTGGAGAGTAATGTGGTTTTTGCCAAGCTATCATCGGAGAAATGATAAAACTTTTTAAATTAGGTTGTATATATCTTAAAAGCCAGTCATCAAACATGTGCGTCATGTCATCGTACTGCTCACATAATTTTTTTGGATTATTATATAAAACGGCATGGGTTGTCCAAGCTCCGTTTACCTTAAATAGATTATCTGAATATCTAAAATATTCGCCAATGATATTGGCTCCTAAATAACAAAGCTCCCAGTCGCTAGGGAGTTGTGAAATTGCCGCATGAAAGTGATCACATTTTCTTATCTCAACATCATCCTCAAACATCATAAGAACATCATCGCATGATGTTATAATGTCTTTCATTGATAAATTAAAACTTGTCTTTGGATTTTCATGCTTTATAGCGTAATAGGCCTCAGCATTATATCCTAATTTGGAAACTTCTCTTTTTGCTTGTATTAAGCGATCAGTTTCATTTAGGGTAGTAAGTATTTTTATTTGCATAGTAAAAAAAAGGGAGTCTTACGGGACTCCCAATATTTAAGATAAATAAACCTTAGATGTTGCCATACAAACAAGCTGTAGGCTGGAAGCTCATAAGGTCGCAACGTGCTTCGCAACGGAAAGTGATCAAGTTACGCACAAAGTCGTCTTGGTCAAATTCTGTAGAACGAACTGCGAGACCGCTTTGTTGAGCAATTGAAAACTTAGTTGTGTCAAGAACATAAGCCTTAGACGCAGTAACCAAGCTATGAGGGATAACTGGAATACCCATCATTCTGATGTTACCTTGAGCATCAATAGTGATACCACCAGGTACAGAGTAAGAACCACCAGAAGGAACGGTTTTCAATACATTGCTCCAACCAGCAAATGTGGTAAGGATCAAGTTTGGTTGCCAGTTAAGCGCACCCAATTGAGCAACATAATCTACGAATTTCTCGGCAGTGTTTGCACCAGAAGAAGAACCTACTGTTGCAGCAGAAGCCAAGTCGTTCAAGTAATATGTATCTTCAGCTCTTTGGAAATCTTCAATCAAAGATTGCTGCAAATAGCTATTCAAGAAAGGAAGATCATCAACCATTTGGCGAGATACCTTTACATAACCAGCGATGAATTGCAACACTTTGTTAACTACGGTTACATCGTAATCCAATTGTGCTTTACCAGAACCTTCAGTTTGCTTACCGAAAGAACCTTCACCAACTGGAGTATTTCCACGAGGGAAAGATACTGAACCAGTAGAAACGGGGATAATGTTGAATACGCTTCTGAGGTGTGGGTTAACGAAAGAACGGAGAGCTGGAGAATTGATGTAAGAAGTGTAAGGAGAACCAGTAAGGTTCAACGCTTCTGTCATTGTTCCTACAACTTTAAGGTCAAGTTCAAAGTTGAAACCTTTACCGTTTGTTCTTGCAGCTTCTTTGATAGAAGAATAACCTTTAACGATAGCTTCACCAATTGCGGATTTAATCTCACTGATGTGTTCGTTATAAGATTGTGCTACTTTCTTATCTTCAGCAGCAGAGATTTTACCAAAAGCAGCTTTAGCAGCAAGAACTTCTTCTCTTGCTTCAGCTACACTTTTGTTGTTTTTAGAAATTTGCTCGTTGATAGCCTCAACTTTGCTTTCAAATGCTTTAGCAGCCTTCTCGGTAGCAGCAGCAACTTCAGCTTTCTGCTCGGCCATTTTGGCTTCGAGAGCAGCTTCAAATGTTTTAATGTCGCTCATTTTGTTAATTTAAAATTTGTTTATAATATTTATTA